CTACTTAAAAGGTGGGATTGGATTACTGAAGGCTTGGAATATAATGAAAAATTAGATACAAGTATGATACTTGAAAATTCTTATCAGCAAATGGTTAAGGAAGATCAGTTGGAACCCCATTGGCTTGAGAATAATATTCTTAATGAAGATGTTTTGACTGAAGCACCAGTTGTTTCTAGTGCTGTTGGTTCAAATGTTCTTCCTAAGATTATGTTCCCAGTTATTCGACGTGTGTTCCCTGAGCTTATTGCAAATAAGATTGTTTCTGTTCAGCCCCTTACTGCGCCAACTGGTATAATTTATTACATTTTGTATCAATTTTCTAATTCAAAGGGTGAAATAACTCAAGGGAATGAATATTCTGCTAACCCAATGCAAGCAATGCCTGGCTATGCTGTTTTCTATTCTAGTGAGAAGTTTGGTCCATTTGAAGCAACTATGAGTGGTTTAACAACAGTTTCTACTGGCTCTACAGTTACAAATTTCTTAGGAACTGATACTACTCAATTTTCTATAAAGCGAATTGAAGTTTATAATAAGACAACAATGATGGCTGTTGCTACTACTTTAAACTCCGATAAGACATTTGCTACTGGTACTGGTAACGTTGCTTATGAAGCTAGCACTGGTAATGTTTATTTAAAGAATGGCCTTGTCGCAGATGGTAGTACTGTTGTGGTTTATGTAGTGTATGATCAGGAAGGTTCTAAGAAGATTCCTGAAATGGAATTTAGTATTGCTTCTCAAAGCGTTAACACAACCGAACGAAAGGTGAAGGTTCGCTGGACTAAGGAATCCGAACAGGATATGCAAGCCTATCATAAGATTGATGTTGAATCTGAGCTTGTGAAGGTTACTTCTATGGAAATGAACTATGAAATTGACCGTGAAATTATTTCTTTCATTTCTGATAGGGTAATTTCTAATTTGTCTTTCCTGCATGACTGGACAAATGATGCCGCTGGTTCAGGCAATAATACTAGTGGTAACTTCCTTGATCGCCATAGAGCTCTTGCTCAAAAGATTTATATGGCGCAGGCGAAGATTGCACAGTACAATAGGTTAGGGGCTGCTACATGGGCAGTTACTTCTCCTCAAGTTGGTGCTTTGCTTCAAATGCTTCCTGATTGGAAGGGTGAGATTGCTGGTAATGGTGCTACCATTAATAGCGCTGGCTTGCTTGGTGGAAAGCTTCAAGTGTTTATTGATCCTAACCGCTATGGTGCTTCTGCAAATGAAATTTTGCTTGGCTATAAGAGTGAGCAGACTGTTTATGGTTCTGGTGTTGTGTATAGTCCTTATACTTCTTGGATGACCAATGTCATTACCAATCCTGATGATTTTAATAGCGTGCGTGGTATGTTTACCCGATATGCTTTGACTATGTGCCCACGTGGTCAGTACAACTATGCTAAAATTTCGCTTCTTAACTATGGTGTTTAATTAAAATCTAAGCGATAGAAAAGGCAAGCTTAATGCTTGCCTTTTTTTATTGACAAAAAAATAAAAAAAGTATATAATAATAACTGATGTATAAAGTAAATGGTATAGAATACTCCACAAAAGAAGAAGCCTTAAACAGTTTTCAAAAGATAACTGATAGGCTTACTTTTAATTGTGAAAGGTGTGGGAAAGAACATACTGTCCTCAAAAAACATTTTACAGAATTTTTATGTACCGATTGTAAAAGAAAACAAAATAATTTAAAAAAATATGGGATTGAGAATATATCACAATTAGAAGAAATAAAAGAAAAAAAGAAACAAAATACTTTAAAAAAATATGGAGCTGAAAATATAGCTCAATTAAAAGAAGTGCAAGATAGAATTAAGCAAACTAATTTAGAGAAATATGGTGTTGAAAACCAGATGCAGCTAAAAGAAATACAGGATAGAATTAAGCAAACTAATTTAGAAAAATATGGTGTTGATAATCCATTTAAAAACAAAGAGAAAATTCAAAAAATAGTAAATGAAAAAAGTTTAGAAAAATATGGTACACAATGGCCTTCTCAATCACAAGAAGTTAAAAATAAAATTAAGCAAACTAATTTAGAGAAATATGGTGTTGATAATCCATTTAAAATAAAGAAAAATAAAGAAGCTATTGCTAAAATAAGAAAAGAAAAAAATTATTATAATTTAGTAAACAGAATTTCTGATAGCTTTGAGATAATAACTACCTTAAACGAATATTATACAATAGATTGCTTAGAAACTCCAATTAAATTAAAATGTAAAGCTTGTAATACTGTTTTTGATTTTTTTGTAATTGATGGACATTTTCCTTATTGTTCAAAATGTTTAAATAGTTCTATTGGCGGTTCTTTTAGTGAGGATGAAGTAGCTGATTATATTGCGTCAATTTATACTGGAAAAATTGAAAGAAACAAAAGAATCTTTCTTGACAATAAATATGAAATTGACATTTATTTGCCAGAATTAAAAATTGGATTTGAATACGATGGCATAGCATGGCATAGTGAAAATTTTGGTAATAAAGACAAAAATTACCATTTGAATAAACAAAATTATGCAGCTTCTAAAGGCATACAATTATATTTTATTCGCTCAAATGAATGGAGTGAAAAGAAAAGTATTGTAAAATCAATTATCAATGCAAAGCTTCATTATAATGTAAATAAAATTTTTGCAAGAAAATGTATTGTAAAAGAAATAGATAATTTTGAAAGTGAAAATTTCTTAAATAAGAATCATATTCAAGGCAATGGAAAAGCTTCTATAAAAATAGGGCTTTATTATAATAATGAATTAGTTTCTGTTATAACATTGGCAAAAGCTCGGTTTAATAAAAATTATGAATATGAGCTTATTCGTTTTGCTAATAAATTAAATACTTCAGTCATAGGCGGCTTTAATAAAATGATTTCTTATTTTATAAAGAAGTATAATCCAAAATCTATTATTACTTATAGTGATAAAAGATTGTTTAATGGAGATATTTATAAAAATGCTGGTTTTACTTATCTCTATGATAGTGCACCAAACTATGTCTATGTTAAAGATAAGGCTATTGCTGGTTCAAGAATAGAATTTCAAAAGCATAAATTAAGAAATAAGTTAGATAATTTTAATGAAAATTTGACTGAAAGTGAAAATATGTTTAATAATGGTTATGATAAATTATGGGATTGTGGCAATAAAGTATATGTTTTAACAAATAATTCATTGTAAAATAAATATATATTTTTATCTAAATAGTTTTAAACAATCTTAGTATTTTTTTATGATGTAAAGATAATTGTGAATAAATATTGAATATAAAAAAATATAAAAGAGGAAAATATAAGCAAGCATGAAAGAAAAAAATAAACTGTTCGGCATGAAATATTTTAGATTTGGTCGAATAGAGCTTTTTAAGATGCCTTTGCTTAATGCAATAGAATACGCAAAAAAATGTTCAAATAAAAAAATTTATAAACTTGAAGAAAACAATAAATATTCCCAGTATAAAATTTTTAACTGGGATTTTTGTTTATATAAGCGATACTTAAACAACAACAAAAGGGATTTTGATTGGAATTTTAAAATTTATAAAGTATAAGCCTTATATAAATAGAGAGAAGCGATAAAGTCCACATTTGGTGGCAAGGAGATAAAGAAAATGGAACAAATTGAAGAACGCATATTAATTTATGCAAAAGATGGTAACTATCTTAAACCAATTAAAATTTACTATGATGAAGATGGCAACAAATGGATTGAAGCTCATGATGGTACAGAATTTGTTATTGAGGTAAAAAACAATACCATATATACAATTCTTGCATCAGTAACTGTTGATGGTCTTTCAGTTATTAGTGGCAAACCAATTACATTAAAAAACAATAAAGATGGTTATGTTGTTGATTCAAGAAATAATTTAAAAATTGAAGGATGGAGAACTTCATTACAAACAATAAGAAAATTTAAATTTACTTTTAACAAAAAAGAATCATATTCGCATAAATTAGGTGCAGATGAAAAAAACATTGGAGTAATAGGTTTTGCTTTTTACTATTTAAAATGTGAATATATTTATAATAAAGATTATATCATATCAACTTATCCAAACTATAATTCAACTGTTATTGATTATAATTGTAACCATGATTATGATTCCGCTAATATAAATTTTTCTAATACCATTGCAGTTAACGATGCAAAATTTTCAAATTATTATAGTTCTCCTTGTAATAGCTTAACAGAAAAAGATGAAAAATATTTTTCAATGGCGACAAAGCAAGGCGATGAAAAAGAAAATAATGCTTGTTATTCTTACACTAATTTTAATTCTGATCCTTTTTTAGTTGATAAAATATTTTATGATAGTAGAGAAAACTTGATTAGAAAAGGTATAATAAAGAAAGAAAAGAATCTTCCAAAACCATTTATAGAAACAGAATTTTGTCCTGATTTATAAGTAATAAAAAAGCAAGCAAATAAATGCTTGCTTTTTTTAATCAATTAAATCATTACTTTAGGTTCTTGGATTAGTGTCAATATCGTCTTGCTTAATAGCAAAATCATATCTAAAAGTAACAGAAATAATGTTGGGGTCATCAGATGTTGCATCCAAACCTTCACCCCAGTTTACCTTAGTTGGCCACATTTGATAAAGGTTCCAAATTCTTACAGGTGCTCCTTCTGGGTCTAACATTGCTAATGTTCCAGTTGTAGTAAATTGCGATTTATATGCCATAGCACCAGTAAGCGGATTATACAATAAGGTCATCCACTTATAAAGAATATCAGCCGCTGAATTTGTTCCTGATATGAAATCATAAAAAGTCATTGGAAGTTCATTCCAGCTTGGCTTGCTATTCATATAGAATCTTTCATTTAAGCGGTGGTATTCCTTAGCCTCAAGCGTCAATTCTGGCACACCAGAAGTTAAAGCGACAAAAGATAATTCATTGTTTGTATCGTTAGCGGCATTAGGAATTTTTTGAAATTGCATAAGCCATCTATTTTTTCTCAAAGGTTCCATTGTTAATGTTCTGGAATCTGATAAAACTAATTGAGCCATTTTTATTCTCCTTTCAATATTAGCTTTTAATAAAAATGCTGTTTTTTAAAATAAATAAATTAGAGTTAATAGTTTTTTGTTTTTTATAAAAGTTAAGTATATGAAAAAATGTTATAAATGTGGTATTGAAAAAGATGAAAGTGAATTTCATAAAAATAAACATAGCAAAGATGGGCTTTATTATATCTGTAAGAAATGTAGAAATAAAAATAATGCAACTTCTTCAAATAAAAAAAAGTTTGATTTTTATGTTAAACTTTCAATGATACGAAGTATTAAACATAATACTCATGGAATTTGGGAAAAAGTAATAAATATTTCTTTAGAGGAATTAAAACATCATTTAGAAAGTCAATTTGATGAAAAAATGAATTGGAATAATTATGGAATATATTGGGGAGTTAGCTTTATCATACCAAAGAAATTTTTTAAGTACAATACTTTAAGAAGCAATGAATTTTTAAAGTGCTGGAATATAAAAAATTTGAGACCGCTTCCTTTAGCTGACTGTAAGAAAAACTCCAAAATACAAATTGAATTAATTTATAAATATAATCTTTTTGATATATTACCTATTGGTGTGCTTCATATTGAAGATATTTTAAAATACCGAGTGGACAATTCTGGGAAGTTATAGCCTACAGATGTCCAGTTAATAATACTATAAATAATACTACTTACTATTTTAAGAAAAATTGTCAAAAGACAATTTTTCAATTAAAAAACTACTTGACAATAATAAAAAAGTAGTGTATTCTACTCATGTTAAGTAATAACTTTAAGGAGTAGGAATGATAATTTTTACGAATGATTTGCATATTGATAGAGACATTTGGGTTGATATAACAATCAACTACTTGTCAAAACTGGAAGAATATGCTACTCAGTATAAAATAAAAACAATAATTTTTGGTGGTGATGTTTTTGAGAAAGCATCAAAAATTAGAAATGAAGTATTTGTGCCATTTTTCTTAAAATTAATGGAGTTAAAGGAAAAGGGTTTTGAACTATATTTTATATTAGGAAATCATGATATTTTCAATGATTATAATGATAGTATTGTGGAAACATTTGCTCCTTTTGGCACCGTTATAAAAGATAGTGCCACTTTAACAATAGATAATTTTCAATATGATTTGCTATCTTATACAAAAGATGAAACAAAAATTCCCAACAAAAGTAAAGTTTTATTAACGCATCTTAGTATAGCAGATTTTCAATTTGATAATGGCTATGAAGCTGATCAAAAGAATGGAATGTCAACTGATTTGTTTTCTAATTATGATTTGGTTGTTTCTGGTCATTTCCATAGACACCAAGAAAAGAAAAATATTGTATATGTAGGCTCTCCTTTTCAGCATAATTTTGGAGAAGAAGGCCAGCAAAAAGGATTTCTTGTACTTGATAAAGATTCTTATCAGTTTGTTGAATATAATGAGGCTCCAACTTTTTTGACTATTAAAGCAGAAGACTTTTTAAAATATGATTATAAGAATAAATTTGTACAAGTTGAAATTACTAATAAAGTAGAAAACTTTATTAAATTAAAGCATATACTTTATGATAAGGGCGCCATTGAAGTTAAATCATATTTTAAGAAACAAAATGAAGATATTCTTTTGGATGCAAAAAAGAATTTAAACATTGATGAAAATGGTTCAGTTATTTCTTCTCTTAGGGAATATTTAAGAAGCTTAGGGTTGGAAAAGATTGACAATGAAAAATTAATTTCTTATTTTGATGAATTGATAAAGGAACTTTAAATGAATTTTATATCAGTAAGCTTGAAAAACTTTAAATCATATCCAGACTTTGAACAAACTATTCCACTTAATCATGAAGGGATAAAATTAATAGTAGCAAATAATGGTGCTGGAAAATCAACTATTTTTGAAGCAATTATTTGGTGCCTTTATGGTAAAACTTCTCAAGATA